TGAATCTATGAATCGAGCAATAGAAGGAAATCAAAGTCAGATAAAAGCGATCTGGGCAACGTTAGAAGAAAACGAACTTGTACACTCTAACGCAGGAGAAACAAACAGATAACTTTTTAATTGCGGGGCAAACGCCCCGCTTTTGTTATTTGATAATTAACTGCTGTCCCGGATAAATTAAGTTAGGATTGCTGATCCCATTGTCGTTTGCAATCTTTTGGTAAGACGTGTTAAACTGACTAGCAATCCCAGACAAAGTGTCACCCTGTTTTACAACATAAGTTTTGTGTGCTGGTGCACTCCCACCATTAATTTTTAAAACCTGCCCTGGGTAAATAAGATTAGGATTACTTATACCATTATCACTAGCAATCTTTTGGTAAGTTGTGCCATATAAGCTAGCAATACCAGATAATGTATCTCCACTTTTTACAACATAATCAACCGCGCTAGGTTTTGGTTTTTCTGCGGGCTTGTTTGTTACAGAATTACCTTTGATCTCTTTTAACAAATCTCTTACCATCTCATTACAATCAACTCCTCCATTAATCCCGGGCACACTACCGTCACTGCAATACTGCCAGATATCAAAAGGTACACTAGGTTTGTGACTATAGTTAGCAATCCAACTGGTAAATCTATCAAGGCTATTTTTAATAACATTTTTAGCCCAGTCCTCATTGCAGTAATATCCAAACCAATATCCAGCATCCTCAATTGCCTGACCCATGTCTATAAAATACTGAGCATTGTAACTACCTCTTATACTTGCATCCTCAATATCAATGTAAATAGGTAAAGCCAAATTACATTTTTTAGCAAGTCTTAAAATATGTTTTGTCTCACTATCTGCATGAGCTTTATTGTTAGCATAACTATATAAGTAAATACCATACGGTATACCCAACCTGTCACACTCTTGTACATTGCGTAAAAAATATGGGTCATCCTGCACCACAAAATCGTCTCCATAACCACATTGGATTATTGCTCCATCGATAGCCCCATTAACCGCATCCCAATTTATAACTCCCTGATATCTTGATACATCAATAATCATATATACCTCCTTACTTGCCAATCAAAAGCATCCCTTGAGTATGCTCCTGCATCCGGCTTGACTGTTGGCCCGTAATAGGGGTCGCCCCCGTGCCCACATAATTGATTGTTACCTATATACATTTCCACGTGATCAAAATACGGATTATGATACCACCAGTTAAAAAACACTAAATCTCCATTTAGCAGATCACTTGTGTCTAATGTCCCACTACCCTCTTTGATTAGTGTGCCGTTTTCTACTTGCGTCCCCGTCCACGTGCCTATCTCCACACCCACAACACTGTTGTAACAATGCCATACTAACCCAGAGCAATCAGCATAACCATTGTCTGGCCACATACGCAGATCACCAGATTGAGAGTAGCCGAGTTTACCCTCATAACTTAAAATTTTGTCAACTAATTGTTGACGCTGGTCTGGTGTGCCTGTACCTGTATTTGGATAAGACGGCTGAGGGGTAGTAGTAGTTTCTCCCTTGATTTTTTCATTGCGATAAATTGGTAACCATAATTTATCGCTAGCTTGATAAAACTCAATCTTTTTATTAACACCTTGGTTATCCAAATATAAAAAGAATGTTTTACCAAACTTTTGTAATGACTTAATATTTATTGATGTTTCGAAAGGTTTTGAGGTATTATCTGGGTTACCACTATTTTGGTTTTGATTACCACCGATACTATGTTGTGGGTCATAGTTACCAAAACCCTCCTTACCACTTTCTCCGTCCCACTCATCCAACAGGGCTTTTACAGTATTTTGCCTGTTAGAATAACTACCAACTATACCATTATTAAGTACAGTCATATACCATACATCATAATTACAATTACCGCATCCATTAAAAATCTGATAAAATGCTTGTGGTGATTGATGATAATTTGTTAACCCAAAAATAGCGGTCTTGGGATCAGTTATTCCGCACTCATCACGCAGGAGGGGAATATAAGAATTATCACAATCTGACTCCCACAACTTATTTTGTGTGTTAACACCCTCATCAGTAACAAGCACAGCACTAACCTCATTAGCTTCATTTTGGGTAAAAACTTTGTTGCCCCAAGCGTCTCTGCCCGCTTGTATTTGTGGCAACAAAATTGGCAGTTGATTAGCAGTATCAGGATAATCAGTTATTAGCAAATTTAATAAATCCCAACTCCTGCCATATGTCCATTGCATAATACCAATACCAGCCATAGCCCACGACTCAACACTACCATAATTGCAGTTAGTCTCTACTGTGCTTGTTACGTACATTGCATAGCTTTTCCAATTTTGGTCATAAATACTCATTTATTTTAACCATTTTTTGATATAATACATGCGTGATAAAATTGAGAATCTATATTTCCCACCACTAGGTACTGATCCGCCTAATGTTTTTAGATATATTTTACCACCGGAAATTATATATTGTGGATTAGTATAACTAATATTGCCTTGTGAGTCAGATACACTAACATTACCACTAAAATATAGTGTAGACTCGAAAGTATTGTTAAAATACTGATTGGGTAAAATAATAAAAGGTGTGCCCGACGTACCAAGAACGGGTGTAAATCCATCTTTAAACTCTATTAAGTTGTATAGACTAGCTATACCCAAATCTGGGTTAAATTGCAATAGGCAGTTGTACTGGACAAAATTAGTCGTGTCAGGGTTATTGATATTTATCTCAATCCAGTTGTCAATTTCTGATAATGCGTTTGTTGCGGAAGTGTTAGCAGAGTTAGCAACAGAGTTAGCAGATTGCGCCAGAGCACTAGCTTCACCAGCCGAAACTTCTGCCGCCTGTGCGGCAACCTTGTTAGCCTGCATCCCCGCATCAATTGCCAAAAATGCTGGGTTTAAATCTCCCAACCAGCTAGCCTTATCAGTACCGATAAATTGTGGTAAATCGTAGTTTGGTGTTTTGTTTGTATGTGACATATATTAATCCTCCTTAAGCTACTGCAAGGACAGTCTTGCCCTCCCAGTCATATTGATAAGTTGTAATATCATAGTTATCATAACCATCTGTTGTGATTTTTTTATCGTCATACCCAGCACACGTTAACGCGTCCTCTCTATGCAAGGACACTAAAAAGTCTATCACGTTTTTGTAAAAAACTCTTTGCCCTGTAACTGGATTAAACATATAAAATCTATCATCCTCTGTCAGATATTTTTTAGCGTAAAAATCATACTGGTAACACGTAATATTTTTTGCGTCATACATATCTGCTGTAAGATTAAGCCCATCATACTCAATACATGTAAGTGCATAATAGTTAAAATAATTATAAAAATCATTAAGCACATTTTGGATAGTATCAGTATAACCTGTAATCGGGTTAATCACATAAATAGATTGACCCTGTTGCTCTAACCAAATCGTTAAATCTGTAATCTGCTCTGTTACCCATGATCTTGTTTTTTGGTCAGCACTTTTTATAGCATCACTTAAAACAGTAAATTGGTTATTGATAACAAGTTCTAATTCTGACACTTTTGAATCTGTGTAATTATTGGCAGAATTTAACGTAAATTTATCCTGTTGATCGATATATTTATAAATCTCAGAATAATCTAACGATAATTGCTCAATAACCTCATTGATCTTATAAGTGAGTTTACAAAGCACCTCGTAATATGACAAAGACTCATCATATACAAGTGGCATAACTTTAAAGCAACGCCAAAACGGATATACATTACCAATCATTTTTGTCACCTCCTTACCATAGTTGCATAAATAGTACATCCAACTCCTCAATTATCAGCATGTCAATATTCAAAAAACTTTGCCTATACTCCATTAATAATTGACTATTAGATTTTGAGTCGTTTTTTCCAGACAACTTACGACTATATTTTTCGTTTTCAGAAGAATTCAACTTTGTTGTATTAGTTGCGTTCGTCTTTTGTGAGGTTGTTGCGTAGTTTTCTGAAAATGGGTCTTGTAGTGAACCCATGGGAGTATCATTTTGTAGTGACTTGTTTTCTCCCTCATCTTGAGACGTGTTATCCCCTGTTGTTTCCCTTTCATATTGCTCGTTTGTGGAATATGTTTCAAGGGGATCGAATTCAATCTGGGCTGATAAATACAACTGATTATAATATGGCATGATCTCATTCATTTTGACATTTAAGTATCTCTTAAATAATCCTGCCGTCTCAAAACCAATCTCACGCATATAATAGTGATTAAGTATTTTTTCGTTTAGTTTCGAACGATAATTTTCATCGAAAATGGGGTAATCATTAAGTCCCAAATCGAAACCTGATTGAATAAGATATCGTAACTCTGTTGTATATTTACTCATCCAAATTGACCTCACTTTCATGTGAAACATTTTCGGTGTCTTCTGCTTGTCCAAAAACCATTACGTTATATAACTGCTCTAACTCTGGGTTATAATTTACAGATATGTTTGTTCCAAACATTCTGTTGATTTCTTTTGCGCCCTGTCTTCTTGCGTTTAAACCGATTTGACGCGACATAGAAATTTGCTCAAGATTGCTGTTAACCTCATCACTGATCTGTCTTTCTTTTTTATCCATGTTATTATTGTTGATTCCTAAAAATAACATAGCTTCATTCCAAATTCTGTTCTTTTCGATGCTCAATCTATCTGCGATAAATGGTGCATCTGTTTTCAAAACCTGTATCGCATTTGTTTCGAAATTTTTGTTTGCGAAAATAAAAGGTTCGTTTCCTTCGTATTGCATATACACATTTTTCATCGTTAGCTTTTGTTTTTCATCGCAAACGATCATAAGTGGAGTTTTTTGAGCGTTAATATTAACGTCAATAGCCCTGCTCACATTGTAAAGTTTTTGTGCAAACATATCTATATCAATATGAGTGGTGGTATGCAAAAAGTTGTTAAAAACAATAACAGAGTCAGATTTAGTTTTAAAATTTTGGTAACCATTTACACTGTACGCCATACGATTAATTGGTATCCTGTATACATCCAATTCTCCACCAATCGTACACTGTAAAAATAAATCGCCAATAATCTCGTCTCTAAAATACAGCCCATAACCATTGTCAAAAAGCGTCAACTCTAAAAACCGCTCGTCAATTGTATCTGGTAAACCCTCCCACTTGTACATATTTATAGCCAGCTCTTTTAAAAAATAGTAGTAATGTAAATATGTTACGTTGTTTTGCCACATATTACTCCATCCATCCAGAGCCTTGTTATAGCCATACACTTTATTATAATTTTTCCTTGCCATTTTTGTCAGCCCCCGATCCATGGATTATCATTATACTTACCTATCTCAGTGTGCCATATAGTAGTACCATTATCAAACATATTTTTTAAAATCTCTATGTCGTCTTTTGGGATGTTACCTGCTAGGATGCACCCGGTTGTCTGCACATAATTAAAGTTTTTATTACCAGTGAGTGATACAGTCTCAATTTTATTTTGCACATATCCGTATCTGGTAAAATACTCCTCTAATCTCTCAGCGTACTCTGGTCGGATTGTTTTCCATTTGAGCGTGATGCCGTTTATTCCGTTAGCGATGTTAAACGCATCGCCACCAGTCTGACCTGCTAATGTCGGTGGTGCAATCTCAGCATCTTGTATTTTTGCCATCTGCTGTCTGATAGCTATCTCACTATTTTTTACACCAGTATACGCACTTTTAGCCCCACCATAAATTGACCCAATTGTGCCACCAATATTACCTGACAGTATAGAGCTAATAGCACCAGCACCACCCTCTATCGCACCCATAGCTACAGCCTCTTTTTTGTTGTAACTGTTTATACTGTTTGATAAAGCAAAACTATTAGCATTATTAGCCATATATAACAGATAATTGTCCACCGTCACAGGAAGTTGTGGGAAATTAGCGATTGATAATCCAGCGTCTAAAAACTCTCCATATTCTGGTCGTCCGTCATACTCGTGACCATTATCGCCAAAATCATTATAATACTTAAGATAGTAAGTAAGTCTAGGGGATGCACCAACATAATTTACTAACCCTAGCTCTAATGTTGACAACTCATTAACTGCCTCTGGTTTTATAATAAATTGGTTGCCATTATAGGCCGTCATTTCTATATAGCTGTACGGATAGCTATATAATTTGGAATTGTCATACTTTGGGAAATAACTCCACCAATTGTCTATACTACTTAGTATAAAGTTTGAGCTTTTATATCCGTCTCTCAATCTGCCGATCTTTTTACCTGATGCCATGTTAACAATCTCAAAGTTATTACCAACCACCTCCTCAGGCACAATCGTTATTGATTGGATACACTGCGTTATCCATGGCACATCTTTTAGCTCAGCTAAAATTGCTTGTAAGCTATCAGTCCTTGGTGATGGATTATCGTTTAAATTATCTATGACATAATAATCTAATACTGAGGGCATTTTATCAAACGTGCCGCCAGTTGATGATTTTAGGTTGGGGTTGTCAGTATCGCCAAAATCTGATGTGAGGTCAGCACTTGAGCACATTAATACGTAATATGTATTCCAACTGACAACCTCGGTGTGAGTCACAACATAATCACGTCCATATTCCACTTGCTCCGGGAAAAGATTGGACAACCACGGAGTGCCATCTGACAAAAATTGTTGCTGATGAGATCGGCTAATAAATGACTTTAAATACTCGATGTCAAATTGCCATGTTTGGAATACGTCTATCTCAAATGTGATTATTGTGTTATCGTCATTTGCGTACTCTTTGTTACGTATAAATGCGTAAAACCATTTTGTTCCAAAATTTTTGTTTTGAAACATAATGTAATCACAACCGTAAAGATTATCGTAATTTTCCGGAACTGCAATCGTACCATCCCTGCGTAGGTATTGGAAATCATTATACTCTCGGTATTTTTTGGACAAAAAGTATAAAGATTGCTCTGACGCATTTTTAAAGTCCATCTGATTTTTATAATCAGTTAACCTAGTATTGTTTATCAATATTAACCGTGATTGTGGTGTGATTGCCATATCTATACCCCTAACCTGTAATTGTTACTGTTGCGGTTGCTGTTTTAGTTTGGTCAGCGTCAGCTATATATAAAACATTATAAGATGTTTTTGTCTCATCTGGCGCAATAATCAAAAGACCATCATCACTAATGCTTGTTCCCGGGGATACTGCACCACCAATACTAAAGTGTCCTTTTTTGTTTATTAATCCATTACCCTCTACTGTGCCAATAAATTGTGCTGTCCCGCCTTTAGCAACTGTTGCTGTAGTTGGGGATATTGTAACATTGGTAATCTCTGGTGCAATAGTTGTAAACAAAATCGCGTTGCTAAAAGGCGACACGGAAAATGTTTTCCAGACGTGGTAAAAATAATTCCAGTACAATCCCTCGGGATTGTACACCTCGGTCATATTGTAGTAATTATCAAAGATCATAAACCAGTCACTGTCAACCATTAATCCTGAGATAGATTTAAGTGAGTTTAACTCATCCTCTGTAAATGGAGTATAAGTTGTGTTTGGATCATCAGCAAAAATCTCCTGTAATCTACCCTCGTCAATAGTGCCAAATCCATCTACCCCAATCTGCCGACCGATCAACTCCGCTTTGTCCATGTTAAATGATAATGCCAAAACCTCGACATCAAAAATTGAGGACAGCTCAGTTGTTAAAATAGTGTACAGATATCTTGGGTCTGTGTAAGTCCGTACTCCCGCATAGTTATAATTAGCAGACATATAACTTAAGTTTTTGGCAGATGCTACCATTGTAGTAGTTACTGACCTTGCGTTATCCGCTGTAACAGTTGGGATAACTGTTGTTGATATTTTTCCGTCCAGCGCGCATCTTGCAATGAGATATTTCATTACCAAAAACTCGTCATAATTTGCACCTGTGTATAACTGCTCGATAATTCTGCCGATTAAATCGGTAATACCCTGCCATGACAAAAACGCCTGTCTAAGTTGGTCATTACTAACAGTTGTCGGATAAAATTTTTGGTAATTCATAGAATGAAAAGCCGCCTGAACGTCTGGGATTCTCCTTTTAAAAAGGTCAGTTTCAGCTTTTTCTGGATTAAACTGATAAGGTCTTGCAATTTCTACAAAAATTTCCTCTACAGTTTCCCCGTATTCTAAAAGTCCTTTCTTAAACCCAGCCCACGGATTTTCATAAAGTCGGGATGTTATGATTACTCTACCGATGCGATTAACAAGGTTTGTTAAAAAGGCGTTTTGTAATGGCTGATACTGCATGATAATATCGCCGATACCTCTAAGCGACTGCAAAGACTGATCTTTTGTAACTTTAGCTCCGTTAACTGTATCTCCCTCTTTTAACGCCACTGGCACCTGATCCGCATATGTGCCGCCTATCTCACTACGGGTTACGTTTAAAATGTCGGCAGAATTTAATTCGTTTAAATTTTTGGTTGCTTTCGGCTTAGTTGGCATATTAACCCTCCGTTCTTTCTAATAATTCGTCAAAACTTTGGACTTCTCCGTCCCGCTTTACGTCTTCTTCTGTTTCTTCTATTGTATCGTTAAAATCTTCTTTCACCTCGGAAGTTCCAAAAAAACGATCCATATATCTGGCTTTCAAATCGTCATATTCTTTCTTCCAATCTTTTTCCTCTTCTCTGGGAGTGTAAACGTTTACATCATCACGCCCACTATACTCGTATTCATCCTGATCTTCTCCATCATACGTTTCCCCATATTTTTTTAAAATTCCTTCTCTCTCGTCAAAATCATCTTTCAGGCGTTCCACATCTTTTTCCATGTCTTCCGTCATTCCGCCACTTTCCATTATGCGGCGTAAAATTTTTTCCATGCCAGATCGCGTTAAAATTGCCACTTAAATCACTCCTTTTTAAAATTGTCTACTAACTGCTGGATAACTAATGTGTTATTTTCGATTGTCTTTCGCATACTTTCGGCTTCATCTTTATGTTGTGCGTCCTTTTTGACCATATACCAAAACATCGCACCACAACAAACGATTGGGAAACCATAATTGCCTATCATATTCGCAACATCAGCTGGGGACATTTATTGACCTCCTTCCTTTTTTATTCTATATACATTATAACACAAAACGATAAAAAATGAAAGTTAATACTTTTGTACCAAAAAGGAGCGGGATAAACCCGCCCCGTTTGTATCTGAAATTGATGTGCCTAATAAATCACGTTAGCAAGACGGACAAGTTGACCCGCCGGTTTTAAACGGTGCTACCGGGTCACACTAAATATTAGCTACATCAAAAGATACCTATATAGATAAAATATCAAAAATAATATTCTTGCTGTCTAAATTATTAAATCTTAGCTGGCCATGTTCAAAAACTTTTTTGAGGTACTGCATAACAAAAGTTGACTTGCTAACCATTAGTGCATTCTGCTCATGATCATCTGCTTTAAATGTTAATTTTACTGGGTATGTCATATCAGGGCTATCGTTTACATATACAATTCCATCCTCAAAAAACTCCCTGATTGCATAATATTTTGAGCCATGTTTTATTGTTGCTATATATCTGCATTTACCTTTGATGTGCTCTATAAAACTATCGTTGTCATTAAGATATACATTTTGAGCGGCGTAGTCAGAATAGCCATCATCAAAAGCTTTTGCAAAACCTGAGTTAGATAAAGATTTACTGGCTGTCTCATTAAAGGTCTGCTCCATAACCCAGCCATGTCCCCTTAAAAATTTTGTGTCACTACGCAACATTTTGTGTATACCCATTGACTTGTAATATGGGTTTAACATGGTTACACTATTTGATGCTAATATTGTACGGGTGTATCTATATTGTTTTCCCTGACCTCTTGCGATGGTCACGTGGATCGACTGAAATTTTTTGATCTCATCAGCGCAATAGTGATTGGTTTCCGACTGGAATTCGTCAAGAAAAACATTCGTAACCTCGTTAAAATAAGATGAGTATTTTTTAAGTGCATCGGCGTTACTTAATGCAATTGCAAAACCACAACTTTGCTCATTATAGTACAACTCATAAAACAAACCTTTGGCTACTGGTCTAGCTATCAGTTCTCCGTTGTTAAAAAATAACGGTTTTATATCTCTAAAAAACATATCAGCACAGGATGACAATTCATAATTAAATCTATATAGTTGTATAAATTTTCCTTTACCTTGGATAAAATTATTAAGACAAAGTCTTTTAAAAAATACGGTCTTTCCTGCGGTTCTGTTTCCAACGCATAGGTATATTTCCGGGTTGTTTCCATCAGCGTCTTTTAATGACAATAGTTTTGTGCCATCATAATACATGCTATACTCCTTTATTATAAAATAGCCCCGTTTCCGGGGCATATTTTTTATACGATTACACAAGTTAAAAAATCTTTCCCTTTGTAATTGGATGATTCTTTCCTTATCACTTTAATTGCCCAATCTTCGTCTTCATCTTCCATTTCTTCCGCAATTTCCTGATAAGTTCTGTATAAAGTCTCGGAACCTGAGACGTACATTGTCCCATCCTTGTCTACATAAATATATTTGTTGTAGTCTTTGTTGTCACTTTTTTCATTATGGACAGCTACTTTTGCTACATAATCAACGTTTATCAAAACACCATCTTCATAATTCTGTGTAACTTCATCAAGTTGATGTGCGTCTGTAAACATTTTTATAGCTACTCTTTCTTTACCTGTTAATTCTCTTGTTGCTTCTACTACTTTTGCACTATATTCTGCATTTCCCATTTTTATTCCTCCATATAATCATTAATAAATTATGCTATTCATCCTCAAGTTCTTCATCTGCAAATTCGTTGTATTCAACTTCTGCGTATTTCATAAATGTGTCAACATCCATAGAATATTTGCGCTCGATTGGTACGTCAGAAATTACAACTACCTGTTTCTTTCTTTCTTTTGATAACTGCTGGATCATGCGTGCCCCCGGCTTATTAGCCATTTCCCTAGTTTCAAAAACTTCCAGATTTGTGCCATTTACTTCAGCAAAAGACACAGAGTGTGTGATAATACTTCTTGTGATTTTTTTCATCTTAGTTCTCCTTTTATTGATTTTATATAATATATTGCTACAACCTTATTGTAACATATTATGTACAATTCGTCAAGTTTATTTCCTCATTTCGTAAAAATTATCAATCAGAATTATTCCTCCTTTTATTCTTTTTGGCTTAAGTGCTCCTTTTACCCTTAACCCTATTTTAAAGTCCTCCATCCTATAATCTGCCAAAAAATTTTGTTTTGCTTTCTCAGGCATTCCTGCACACTTTATCTCTATTTTTGGCTTACATGGTTTATCCTCTTTTACCACCCTCTCAATATATGTCTTTTGTCTTACAAACAATCCCTTATCCCATTCAGACTCCTTTTTCCAGCAACAAAAGTTTTTGTTGTGTATTCTCACTGATTTTGGGGAGCAGGTAGTTAAGTGTATTGAGTCGGTATCTGAGTATATAAAATTGTCGTAATTTTTTTGCGCGGCTTTTATTGTAAAATTACGTGCGTAAGATGTTATGTAGCTACCTATTGCTATATAGCCGGGAGTCTTCTCTTTCTCCTCGACAAGATCAAAACTAAGACAATCTCTATCCGGGTTTATATATGGTACTTTGTAACTGCTGTCTGTACTAGCCGCTTCTTTACCATACAAATTGTTTAAATAAAGTTTTGCTAACTCCCGTTTTGCTCCCTTTGATGTCATTTTTATCTCACGATACTTATCTATGTATTCATCAAAGATGCCCTTCTGTTTCCAAAAATAACAGCAATCTAAAAACTTAAAATCGTAAACATTATAGTGTTTAAAAAATGTTTCAAAATCTGGACGAGTCATAGTCAATATAACCTTGGCCTCTTTTACATTATTTTCTAAATCACGATAATATCTATGATATGAGCCGTGATAATATATGTCGGAGGTAGTCAAATATTCGTTTCCCTTGTACAACATATTTCCTTTTATTTGTACAGTCGGTAAATGATTTTCTTTCAATTCAAATCTGCATTCAAATCTTACAAAATACAAAAAAGATTCTGATGTTTCTATCTTTTCTTTAAATTCTTTAAAATCTGATGTAAACCTCGGTCTTCCGGTGGGGTAAAAATTACCAGATATAGAGTGCATCATACTTGGATATAAGGAGTTAACATCTAATGTTAATCCTCCCTTAATTATTTTATTAGCGTACTCAGGCTTTAAATAACAGTAACCTCCTTTGTAAGATTTCCTAATATATTCGCCAGCGTTTTCCTGCCCGTACTTTTGATCCATTTCAATTTCATATAAATTTGGAAACAGATTATTGTAATCTATTTTATCATAAAATGACTTAAATTCTTTTAGACAGCAACTACCTATGGTTATTGAGTTATGCCCTTCATTAAACATAATTTCTAACGCTTCTTTTAAAACTAAAACGTCATTTTTAATGTAGTGCTTTTCATCTTCTGTGATAGGGCAGTTTTTATATCTATATCCTTTATACTCCATTTCCAGTTTTTTATGCATTGTTTCAAAAGCATCACCAATTCTTTTTAAACTAAAAGGTAATAATTTTAAGGAGTCTCTAATCTCTATAATTCTATTGTTCTTTTTTATTATTATATTATACCACTGTCCCATTTCAGATATTGACGTTTTAAATTGATTATTTTCCATTTCCTTCTCAGGGACTCTGTTAAATACATAGTGCTCTCTAAGTAAATAATCAATTATAAACGATCCATCAAACTTGAGATTGTGAAAATATAGTATATTATTACCTGATAAATTAAACATCCTAATAAAAAATTCTTCGATGCTTCCCACTATTTCTGGCTCATCGTTGCTATATAATTGCACCCAACACGCTGACCACACCTCAGTATATTCCTGTCCCTCAAAGGCAGTTGTCTCAAAATCACAAGCATAGTAATTAAATTTTTTAACTCGCATCTCATTGTTTTCACCTATTCATATCTCATAATTCTCCTCATATTCTAAAGATTCTATTAATTGCTCTCTTTCTAAGGTTCCTAAATCCATAAAATCTAACATTGATGATAAAGCATTCAAAAGTTTATCTCTATCATAAGCTACTTTGTAACTTATAAGCTGTCCGTTTTCTCCTGCATCTTGTATCATTCTGCCTACTTCTTCTTTACTGTATTTAAATAACAGGCGATTTAACCAATCATTTATTATTGCCACAGCGGTTTCGTTAAATTGAGATACATAACCCCTAAAATTTGATATTGCCATATCGGCTTCTGCTGGCATTGATATTGCACCGGGTATTCGTAGTTTTATCTTATTTCTTTGTTTCTTTTTAAACTGGTAAAAAGACGCTTCTATTTCACCATACTCGTTTAATTCAAACGTTCTTTGCTGTATCTGTTTTGGAGTTATTTTTGCTAGTCTTCTTACAGATGCTTGAGTAATTCGCTTTGGGATATTTGGTACTACAAAGTCTACGTATAGACCTTGCTTTTCGTATCGCCTGACTGTTGCTAATACACGCGATCTTTGCTTGCGATATTCTTTTACGGTTGACGATATTTTCTTTGATTTCCTACGACTTGCCATCTGTGTCTCCTTTCCTGATTATTATTGTGTTATCTCTTAATTCCATGATAACACTGGGGTCTTCTTTTGTGATGTTTAAAAAAGACGCCCATTCGTTTGGGATACATGCCTTTATCCCGTAGTACTTCCCAGACTGATTAAAAATTAGCTTCTTTGCTTTGACCATTATCTCACCTCCTTCATTTTAATTGTACCATATTTAGTACAAATTGTCAAGTAATATATTTTGTACCAAAAATTTTCGATGAGGAAATTTAGT